ACCTCAGCAGGAAATAGTTGAGTAGGGGCGGGGGTATACCTCTTTAGGTATTTTGTAGCATCACGAGAGTAATCAGCCTCTCTAGCCTTAAGGCCAGCATCTACACGCTTTTGTCCTTGCCCAGTTAAAGGTTTAATCGCCTCTATAAACTCCCCATTTGGGTGGCCCATAGGAATAACATCGCCACGGCCACGAGTAGCAAAAGAAATCCACATGACCTCATTGACAGCAGGTGTTCCACGGTGAGTTCCCACAGTCTCTACGTCAAACGCGAAGGCTTCTTGCTGTAGGTAGTAGGCAACCATTTCATCTAGTTGCTCTTTAGTAGTAATTATGTTCATTTAGCGCCCATGATACTGCCACATAACAGCGTTGCAATAACCATGCACAGCACCCTCCGTCATGCTTGTGGCATGATTATGCTGTAAATGAATAGAATTGGCTAAAAATGCCGGCGGAAACAAGTCCCATCTAATAGGAAGATTAGTAATTTGTGCAGGAGGCTCTTCATCTAAGGGCGCGTGGCACCAATAGCATTTACCTTCTTGAACTTTTATGTATTCTTCACGAACCTTTTTGCGCTCTATCCAGTCAATGAAATCGTAATTAACAGGTAATTCCACAGTTTGTCCCTTCAAATAAGTTAGAGGCTGGGGAAGGGGGTGCCCAGCCTCTAACAGTTGTTGAGTCTTAGTTACCTAGGGAACGGGCAACTTCCTCAAGTTCTTCCCATGTAGGAATTTTAACGTCGTCCTTAGTAAATGGTGCAAAGGTAGCAACTAGCGCGTCAGCCTCTTGCTCAGAAAAAGGAATGTTCCAGTCGTCTACCAAATCGCGGCCCTTGACAGGGACAATGTTGTAAGCAGTTGTCTGCTTAATGCCTGTACGAGTAAGCGCCCAGTAGTTCTTTGTAAGAGGACCCTGTGGGGAAAAGTGAGCCGCATGAAGCGACTTCCACAAGCGTGGAGAAGCAATCAACTTTTGACGCTGTGGTCCCTCAGGCAAAGAGAAGTTCACAATAGAAAAAGCACGCTTCTCTTCTGGCTTGCTGCCCAGACGAGTTGTGAGTGGGTCGTTGGCTCCAAGAGAAATGTAAGAGCGCTTACCCTCAGTCTTCTGTTGCAAGAAGTGTTGCTTGTAGACCGCAAAGGGTCCGTTTTGGTCAAGGAACTTAACGATTTGGTACTCGCCGTCCTTGAACTTAAAGTCGTCAACGTAAGTTTTCTTTGTTAAAGGTGCCGCTTGGGTGGTAATAGTGCTAGCGGCTTCCCAACCAGACTGTACAGCGTTGGGATTGGCTACAGGACGGGCTTCTAGAGCCTCGTCACTAAATGGGTCTAACTCGTTCTTGGCAGTTGTAGGCATCGTGTTTCCTTAGGTTATTGGGTTTCAGTTGCGCGGATTTTATTCCACGCCTCGGTTATCTCAAGGCTGAGATTCCGGTGTGTAGACCATTCTATACGAGTCGCCTCTAAAACACCGTATTTACTAAAGAGATTTATGGTCTCTTCAATCATGGCGCGTGAGTAAAGGCGCTTGCCTAGATGGGTTTCTCCATGCTTATCTTTCTTAGCAGGAAGTCTATAGGGGGCTGGAGGAAAGTGGCCTTCTTTCATCCATGAGCGAATAGTAATGATTGGTCGTCCAAGGGCGCGTGCAAGTGCGCCAATAGCAAAAAGTTCAAGGTCTTTACCGTTAGGTAGTGTGCGTTTGGTCGGGTTAACATCCCAGTTGGTATCTGCTCTTGTTACAGGTTCTTTAATAGCAACTGCTCTACGCTTGCGTTTACTGCCGGGGTAGAACTCGTCTACCCCGGCAAATAAGGTGTCAATCTCGTCAGGCATAAATTACTTAGCGTTGACCAATAGATTGCTGGAATTACCACCTGCAATGAACATTATTCTCCCTTGGGTTTATTTTCTACGATAAGTGCAAAGGATTCCTTAGCAGGGAACATTGCATCAATGTCTTCCTCTGTTAAATACCCTGAGTAGAAGGCGGCCATAATCGCCGCATCATCTAGAACAGTAATTGTTTTTACACAAGTGTCTTTGATACCACGCTCTGTAAGGATTCGCTCTGCGATTTCCATGTCAAGGGTCTTACTAACTCTACGTTGTTTTGTAACTTTTACATGCCCGACAAGCCTGTCGTCAAACTCAAGAACCTTATGGCCCTTGTCGTCTGAATCCACGCCCTCTATTTCATCTAGAAGCCGAGACTTAATCTCGGACTGCCTAGAGGAAAGAGCACCTATCTCTGTCTTAAGGAATAGGAATTGTCGAACGTTGTTCTTGAAGTTATTGAACTCCATAAACCCCCCTTGTTTAGGGAGACTTTACTTTGTAGTTACAGGCTTGTCAATGTAGACGAGAAGCGCGTCAAGGATAACCTTGGTAACTGTAATACCTTCTTTGGCGGCCTTTTTCTGAACGGCAAGCCATACTTCATCTGAGATACGGATAGTTCTAGTTGGGGTCTTTGGAGCGTTAGGCAATTTGTCCACCTTTACTGGAGGTTTATGGTAAGCGTTACACCTACTATACCGTGGCCGAGCCTAAAAACCTACGTAAACTTCCTGCGGTAAGCACAATGCCTCCCTCAGCGGTAATACCTTCCCCATCAATGATTGCATCTGCTAGGGCCGATTTCTGCTGTAAAAGAGCCCATTGGCGGGCTTCTATAGAGTTATCCATCAGTATGTCTTGGATAACTATGGTCTCCCACGTACTAGAGGCCCTCTTAATCCGGCCATTACGTTGAACCGCCGCGCCTGACGACCAAGGGAGGTCATAGTTGACCAGCAGATTCGCGGCAGGGAGGTCAACACCATAACCACCCGCGTCAGAACTAATAAGGACCTTAACAGCAGGATTAGTATTGAAAGCAATCTTGTTCTCCTCCTTTGTTTTGGCGTTTAACTTCCCTGAGTAGAGACGACACTGCTCAGGGCCAAGGGCGGCCTGAATAATCTCTAGCATGTCTACATAGGTGGCAAAAATAACGACTTTGTTAGCCTCGTCCTGCTCTAGGAACTCTTTTACATACTGAACAAGAAAGTCTAACTTTGGGGAGTTTACGAGACCATCAAAGGCGTCTGTGGCCTCTAGGGTATGTATGTAAGCAGAGCCTTCTCCTGCGCCTATGAGGTACTTCTCCGCGCTTGTCTTTAATAGTTGTGGGTGAGAACAGAGCATTTTAAGGGCGCCTATCTTGGACATAATCTTCCCGCGCATTTCATTTTCCATACTGTCAGAAGAGGACTCAACGCCGTAATGAGCAAAGATGTTAAAAGAGGTACCAAAAAGTTCCTGCGCCTCATCGAGGTCATGGAGTAGGTCGTCGGCTATTCGCTTGTAAAGTTTGCTGGATTTACGGTCAAAATGAATGTAGATAGGGTCTTTATGAATAGACTCTGGCAAGTATGGAGCAACGTCTGGGTCTTTCTGCGCCTTACGTACTGAAGCCTCTTTCATCTTAGTGTGCAAGGTTTGCAGGTTGCGGTAGCGGTCTACTCCTCCCCACTTATTACGCACAATAAAGGCCGAGTCAAAGATGTCAAAGCGGCCTAGCACAGAGGCATCTACAAACTGCATAATGCTGTACAACTCTTCGGGCTTGCCATTTTCTATAGGAGTACCTGTAAGAGCAAAACGGTAAGGAGTAGTAATTAACTTCTTAACGTGCTTGGCGCGTTTAGAGCGAAAAGATTTAATTGCAGTGGCTTCATCTAGTACCACAAAACCACGCGGTAATTTCTCTACAAATTTCCAGTCATTAACGACCTGCTCATAATTAAGAATGACATACTCAACACCAGACTCTTCCCAGTTCATTGCTGACTCGTACTGTTCTGTGCGTTTAGCAGGGGTGCCATCTATAACAAGTGCTCTACCAGTGCTACTAGTAAATTTATCTATCTGCCCCTGCCATTGGTATTTAAGAGAAGATAAACAGATAATTAACCCGGGCTCAGTTACTTTACCCTCATCTATAAGTCGTTCTAATGCGGCAATAGTAAGAACTGTTTTACCTAGTCCAAGGTCATAAGCAACTAACATGTTGCCTCGTTCGCACATGCGGTCTACAGCCTCAGGCTGGTAGGGTAAAAGCGTTCCTGTAAAACTCATGCTGGAGTATAAAGCCTAATAGTGTAATGCTCGGTGCAAATTTGGCACGTATGGCCTCCTTCTATGTAAGGCTTATCTTTTAGTTGGTGCAAAAGATTATTTCTTGTACTTCCTAAAGTCACAAGGTGGCCACTAGAACATCCAATAACAAGTTCAAGGTATGGGTTTAATAAATTTGCTGGAGACAGCGGCGACACTGCGTAGACTTTAACATTACAAATAAATTTTAATTTAAAATCAGAGGCAAGAATTTTATCTGTGCGCTCTGCAATGCTATTAGGGATACGGGTCATGGAACGACCTCTACGTTAAAACCTATGTCGCACTTCCCGCACAAAACAGATTCTGTAGCGTTAGTTGCACGCAAATACCCAAAATAGTTACTAGAGACCGTTACGTTGTTGTAATGGTTTTTAGGGCAAGGTATTGAAAAGTAAACGTGGTCTGCAATAGGAGCGCTACGTGAAACTTTACTCTCATGCACAGTAAAAACATACGACTTAGGAACTCCAATCCAGTTAGAGTTAGCCCCATCAGCAATACGGTTTTTTGCGTTGTCCATAGCGCTCCCCTTGCTTTAACCTTTAGTTAAGGCTTTGAAGTGTAACCTTTGCTGCAAACTCTAGGTCTTCAATCGTAGAGTTATTATGTAGGTACGTGTCAAAGGTCCAATTATCTAAATCATGCTCAGAGATGTGGTCATTTGCGGCACCAACGC